CAACCACAGCCACAACAGTATGGATACAATCCACAGCAACAAGGAGCAACGGCAGTTGGCCAGCCTCCAGTAGAACAAGCTACTCGTATCAATAACATTACCAATAATATTCAGAATCAAGAAGCCTAAGGACAGTGAAATGAAACCAGTACAAACAAGTTTCACCAAAACGGAGTTGACAGTTGAAGAACAGAAAGCAGGTTCCATTCTGTCATCCCTACACCATGCAGTAATTCAAAATATGATTGCAGACATTGCAGAGGAGAAATTAGCGCTTAAATTCACACCTAATGATGTACTCACTTTCACACAGCAAGAAGCAGAACTCGCCGGACAAATAGGAATCCTGAAGCATCTATTGGATCTTAGTCTGGAATCCCAAGCGCATCATCTCACCCCCTCAAAATCACTATAAGGAATCACAATCATGTCTGGAATCATGTCAATGTTTCAAAATCTGGTAGGTGGTCCCCAGCCCGCTGCCGCCGCACCTGCTGCTCCCGGCACTCCTGCAACTCCCGGACAACTACCAGCAGGCGCCCCTGCAACTGGTGCTGCCAGCCCCAATACTGCACCTAATGGTACTGTGCCTGCAATTGGAACCACAGGAACCGAAGGCGCACCTGCAACCCCCTTCGCTGACTTCCAAGACCTGTGGAAGAATGAACCAGCTGATCCAAACGCCCCCGCACCAAATCAAGGTGTGTTTGGCAATGTAGATCCAAAGAAATTTATGGAGGCTGCTGGCAAGATTGATTTTGCAAAGGTAGTTACTCCAGAACAGTTACAACAGATTACAGCTGGCGGCCCAGAAGCAATGAAAGCATTTGCCGCAGCACTCAACTCAGTAGCACAGACTACGTACGCACAATCTGCATTTGCCTCGACGAAGATAGTTGAACAAGCTATGACGAGAGCAAAAGATTCATTCTTAGCAGATTTGCCACAGCACATCAAACAACAGACTGTCAAAGATAATCTGCGTGCTGAAAACCCAATCTTCTCAAACCCCGCCGTACAACCAATTATCTCTGCGCTGGAAGCTCAGATGACTGTGAAATATCCACAAGCAACTGCTACGGAAATCACAGCGATGGCTAAACAGTATGTAGAGGCACTCGGTACTTCTTTTGCTCCGAAACCAGTTAAGGCTGAAAGTAAGAGTGGGACAGGGCGGGAAGAAACTGATTGGAGTTCGTTTCTGTAACTCCTCTATTATGTAACTCTTTTAAAAAGGAATTAAAATGTTTGTACGTGCTGAAGTTCAAGACAAAGGAATGTGTCGGAAAGCTCGCGTCGGTGATGGTTGGCTGGCAAATCCGCGTATTACTACTGATGCAACTGCTGGTAATCTGGCCATTCCTACGGCTGCGATTGCTGGTGGTGCTGTAGTATATACCGGTGCTGCTGGTGCTGTTCAGTATACCATTCCTGTTGCCGCAACTATTATCGCTGCTTTTCCGGAAATGGATATTGGCGATACGCTTACCTTCACCCTGACCAATACGGCTGCACAAGCTGCTACTCTTAACACTGCTGCTGCTGGTGTTACGTATGCAGGTTTCACTACTGCTAATGCGCAGACTCGTACTGGTATCATCGAGAAGACGTCGTCCACTACCGTGACGTGTACTTGGATCTAATCCTCCACTCACATCACAACTGAATAGAAAAGGAAATAGAAATGGCCACCTTCACCGGAATGTTCAATACCAGTAATTTCACGACCGATCTGGCAAAGAAATCTTTTGCTGGAATGATTACGCGCCTAATGCCTAATGGTACGGCGCCTCTGTTCGGTCTTACTTCCATGCTCTCCAGCGAAACTGCTGTTGCTGTGGAACATGGCTTCTTCAGCAAAACCATGATCTTCCCGTCGGTAACTCTTAATGGCGCAATCAGTTCTGCTACCACTAACGTGTTCACTGTAGTATCTACTGCCAATGTACTTCCCGGCATGATCCTGCGTGTGAATGAATCTCCGTTTGAGAATGTGCTTGTTAATCAAGTTCTTTCTGCGACTCAGATTCAGGTAACTCGTAACGTCGGTTCGGCGGGTGCTGATTCCAGTATCGCTGATGCAGTTGAGTTGTTCCAAGTTGGTAGTGCTTTCGAGGAAGGTTCTGATCGTCCTACCGCTCTCAACATCACTCCGGTTCGTATCACCAATCTGACCCAGATCTTCCGTAACACGTGGGCACTGACTGATACGGCTCGCGCTACGCAAGTGATTGCTGGCGAGACGAATGTAGCAGAATCCAAACAGGATTGTGCTGCGTTCCATGCTGCTGATATTGAGAAGGCTCTGTTCTTTGGTCAGAAATCTAGCGGTACTCGCAATGGTAAGCCGTTCCGTACCATGGCAGGTCTGGAAGCTCTGATCGAGGAATTTGCTGCTGCCAATACCAACGCTGCCGCTTCTACCACGAACTACACGCAACTGGAAGGTTTCCTTGATCCGGTATTCGATCAAGCTACTGATCCGAAAGTTGCTAATGAGCGTCTGCTGTTTGTTGGTGGTGCGGCCAAACGAGTTCTCAATAACATTGGGCGCTTGAATGGCACTTACCAACTGGTTGATGGTCAGACTTCTTATGGTCTGCAATTCTCGACCTTTAAGACTAGCCGTGGCACGTTCCGCACTATTGAGCATCCCCTGCTTAATACCAATACCACTTGGGCGAAGATGGCAATTGCTGTCGACCTCTCCACTTTCAACGTTGCATATCTTGGCGATCGTAAGACGCGCAGTGAAGAAGATATGGGCGATGATGGTATTGATGCAATTGGCGGTTCGCTGACGACTGAAATGACTTGCTTGGTTAAGAATCCTGCTGCCAATGCAATCATCTACGGTCTGACTGCTGCTGCTGCTGGCTAATCTAAGGAGACTGAAATGGCAGTTATTCAGGTAAATACTCCGGGAATGGCTTCCACCGACGAGGGTTATATTTCCAGTATTACTGTTCGTACTGCGGGAGGGGCTAGTGTACTAACTCCCAACTCTACCACTGGTCAGATAACTGTCGCGGCACTGGCAGCCACAAAGCTGGTTCAAGATCATAGTAAGATTAAGTTGATCACAGGCTAGTTTGTTTCAAAGAATAGGTCTTTGCTAGTTTCTTCCTTCGCACTTCTCCTGAAAAAGAAACTAGCACTCCCTCAGTAATATACAACTAGGAGCACTACAATGTCTGACACTAAGTTCCGCCAATACTTCTCGAAGCATCGTTTCATTACCACCATCCTACCTAACGGTAAGAGGATTCAATTTACTGGCGGTGTATATTTCACCAAGTCCCAAGATGAAATTGACTATCTTGAAGGCGAGATTAAAAATGGAAGTTCTTTCTTCTTTGTTCGTAAAGGCGAGGAAACTATCTCCGACGATGACCGCGATCCGCTGAATGCAATCAAGCGCCGCGCCGTTGAAGAATACCTCCAGAAGCAAGAAGAAAGCAAGAAAGAACGTGACATGGGCAGTTCCAGTATTGCAGGTAAACTTGCTGGATTGCAGACTACAAAGAGTATAGCTGCTACTGCTGTTGCCGTATCTGGCTCACCAACAGCTACTATCAAATAATATACTGAGAGACTAAGAGATGGCCTCCTTCGCTGAACTTGTTGCTGATGTATATACAATTACCAACAGGCCTGACTTGGTTGCTGAAACTAAGTTGGCAGTGAAGGCGGCCACTCTCAAAGCCCACCAATCGGATTTCTATCCCAAAGATATATTTGAGACTGGCATTCTGTGGAATCCAATAGGATACCAACAGTCCCTTGATTATAGAACATTGATTCCTCGTTGGAGAGCATTTAAGTATCTGCGTAAATACGATTCCACCGGTGCAACTCCCGGAGACTTCTTCAATATACTCACTCCCGAACAGACCATAGATTCTTATGGTGTAAATCGTGATGATGTGTGTTATGTAGCTGGAGAGCAACTGGAAATCAGAAGCAGTACAGAAGATACTTACATGCTTTTATCTTGTTATGTGCATCCCACTGTAGATGAGAACACGTATTCCAGTTGGATTGCATTGGATCACCCATACG